ATATATTTATTCACGGTACGTTTCCATTGAGCAGGAGTTGTTTGAATATACACCAAATCGCTCCAAGTCACTCGCACTCTCTGAAATTCTCGACCGTTCATGAGACTCGCGAATTTTATGGCGACACGGTTGGCGTTAGGTTTGTTCATATTTGTTTCGATGAGGTCGATGATATAGTACCCTTGGTTCTCGAGGATGAGGTTCGCTTGTACAGTTGGATAATTATCAACATAGACCTTGAAATCGGAGGCACTCGGGTACGTGAAGAGTGGTGTATTGTATCCCGGAACGGGGTGTGTGTGATACACGATATACTGGGTTAAATCCTCAGCTGTTGGTTGTACGGCGGCAAGTTGTCGGTTCGTACGTTCTGTGGGTTTATTGAATCGGACATAATTCCGTGTATTTTCTACAGTGAATGGCACTGTACCTGCGTACTCAACTCTCTGTTCCCATGTTTTTTTGTACACATCTTGAAGTTCATCGAGAACTTTACGACTCAATCGAACGGACATGTACCTATTGTTTGCACGTGTTATCGTGCCCACATTAAATCCACTTTTCGGTATATTCACTCTTCTAAAGTTATTAGCTAACTGTTTTATGACACGGTTAAACCGTGCCTCCCTGCGTCGTCTGCGAGTAGTTTCGGTAGACACCATCTTACTTTAGATAAAGAAGAAAATAGAACAGGGATTAATGAATATAGAGGCATTCGCTCGAGAGATATATTCTCAACTGGGGCCTGGGTACAGTGAGAGAGTATATCATAATGCTATGGAGGTTTTACTACGGGAGAATGGTATTCAATATGAATCGGAACGTATCATTACTATTCCATTCAAGGGGCACGTTATTGGTAATTTAAGGGCGGATATCATTATTAATAACGATACTATTCTAGAGTTTAAGACTATCCGAACTCTGAATGACGCGGCGGAGTTGCAGGGTAGTAATTATCTTCGTCTGACAGGTCTGAGGACGGCGTATCTGGTGAATTACCCACCTCACCCGGATCGGGAAGTGGAGGTGCGAAAGATTCAAGTGCTACCATCCTAGACTGATCGTTCATTTACGGGCTTTCGACAGGAGTTCTCACACTTACAGCTGTCTCACGGATTCATCATTTATCTCAAGAATCATAAATCTTTGAGTTTATAAAATGATTGTGCCTTTCCATTTACCATTTCGATAAATTTATCATTCTTGTTGATGGTATCTCCGAATATCCCAGATGGCCAATTTCCTTCAAGAACATAAACATCAGTAAATGTAGGCTCTTTATCTTCACAGTCTACCATCAAATCCCATCCAATTGAAAAACAAAAGTCAAAATCACGGGTATGAAGTTTACAGAGTTTGTCTACAGTGTCCATGATTTCTGGAACATTATTGTGTTCCTCTGCTACCCCATTTTTATTTGAACTAATATTTGATGTAATTGTTTCATCATTTTTGAATTCATAAATGGCTAGAACCTCACCGTCGTATGTTGTAACAACGCGATACGATCGTGCTCCATTATAACCACAACTTCCGATTTTTTCCTGAATGAGATTATTTGTTTCTGTCGGTTTAATATCCTTACCTCGTATTATTTTAATACCATCACCAGCTGTTCCAAATTCGGGTTTTGATATATATTCCTTACCTGGGTCAATTAAATTGTATTCTTTATAAGGATTTGTAGTTACATTCAGTTTTGGAACATTTATACCATTTGTAGGTAAATATTTATTCCAGAATAATTTACTTTGCATATGTTCTTGTACCTTAGCATATGGCTTAGTGAAACAGTATGAATCATAAAGTTGGCCTCTCGAAACTTTAGTAAGTTTATTCTTATCAAAATAAAAAGGTGCTTTGAAATAATCTAATATACCAGGATCATATTTTACTGAATGATGTGTTATAGTCCACCAATCCACATCTTTCAGTAATTCATATATCATCTTTTTTTCTACATTGTTTGTATTGACTGTTATTAATATAATATATAACAATATTATTACAAAAATTATTTTATGGTATTCCATGTTTATATATAAAAATATAAAAAATATAATCACTCAATCAGTACATAAATGGCATAATGGCATTTGATCGAAGCACTTTGTACATAGGAAGTGTTCACATTTACGAAACTTGAGACATTCCCCCATTTTACAACATCTTGGACACGACCAAGGAGTCTTGAATTCTAGTATCTCATTTTTGAATCTCCAGAAACATGATGTACACACCTTTAATCCAGGTTTCACTTGTTTGCTGCATACTTGATAGTTTGGACAGTTCATTACTTTAAACTGTCGGAATAAATTCCCAATGAAGATCGCGACAAATTTTTTTCCATATAACATCTTGTTGATATAATTTCTCCTTGGACTTGAGAAGTGGAAAATATTGGAGATAATCATCTTCACCTAAAAGTTCACAAAATTTATAGAGGACATAGGAGTAACTCAAAAAGTTTTTACGTTCAGATGGACAATTGTCATCGAATGGTTTTTGAATATCTTTGAACATTATTCGAAGATATTCTTCTAATTCTTGTGGCATATTTGGAGGTTTGATACCATTGAGAATATTTGTAATATACGGTACATGTTCATAATATTTATTCAGTCTCAATTTTTTTAAAAGTCCTCTAATTTTTGTATGTGTGATATCTTCCAAGTTTTTGATTTTCATCTTCTTGAGTTCACTCCGTAATTGATCAATAACTTCGACTGGGATATTGGTCATTTCTTGAGCTTGAAATTGTGAAAGCCATTCATTGAAATGATTCTCTCTTTTATATGAATAATTTACAATCTTCTCCGATGTTTCTTGTTCTTCTCTATATGTCAATTCTTCACCTAACAATTTAGCTATAATCACACCACATGTATCACACACGAGATCACTTGTACTATGAAAATGAATGAGGTTACTATCTGGACACGTCTCACATCTTTCAATTGTTCGTTCACATGGTCTATAAATGTTTTGTTTTTCAACATCTATGAGATAATCGGTAAATATATCCTTTCGTTTCAGACCCACGGTCTCTTTTACATTGAAGACGTTATCAGTATTACTATTTTCTCCACCATCTTCTATATGTTGATCTATATACGGCATACATTTTATGATATACTCAGACATTTCAGATTCGTATTTTTTTCTATTATACGGGTCATCTCGTATCATGTGTTTCCATTCATCTAATTTGTTATTATATCTACTTAAAAAATTACCTTCCATTCTTATAAAGAAATGATTTCCAAACTTTTAAGTACTGTTTTTTTCTGGTATAAAAGTATAGTCACACCACGGGACTATAAGATTATTTCCGAGGAACTTGAATATGGAGTTGATCACGATTTGAAATATCATACTGAAGATGATTTTTGGATGAATGAAAGTAAAGATTGGAAGGATGAAACTCTCGATGAATTCTATATGGAAGTCACTGGTAAAAAATTTAGATATACTACAATCCCCCAAAATGTAACATATACAATCTTACGTGTAAGATATTACTTCAATGGACATGAATACACCGCCATATCTAATGATATTAACTTCAAACCTGGGGAGTGTGAAGATAGTGCGATGCATTTTAGTATCCCTTTGAGTAGTGCTTGGATCGTCGATCATGATGATAAACCGATGAGAAACATTACTGAAAAGGTGAAACGGTACAGTGGTCCACGGAATGACTTCCATGGACAAAAAGTTCCACTCACACATTTTTTATATTATGATATGGATGTACTTGAGGATAAATTACCTAAAATCATTCTCACAAACTCTCTAGGTATGAAGAAAACTCTATCAACTATCAAAGACTTTACGATCAATCTTCAGATACCTTAGTTGCTAAGTAAAACTTAAGCTCTCCCAAATTAGCAACGTTGTATTTTAAAATGAGAAATCTATTACCCGTTTCCTGTATAATTTGCACAGACGCACACATACTCGTCGCCTTTGTAAAGATATTTAGATACTTTAGACTATATAGACCAGATATAGTGGGACTTTCATCGATACATTCTATAGATGTTTCTTGATTGGCAAAATCACCTTCACATTTAAACCGGATATCCTTCCCCGTCCTTTTAATCTCGATATCGGTTCCAATGTTGGACATATCACGACAGAGTCTCTGGAAATCCGCCGATGGTAATGTTGTGATGGTAGTCATTTCCACAACTGGAACTTCGATACGACTCTCGTTAATATCCAGGAGTTTCAATTGAAATTTAGTATTCGTTTTTTTCGTTTCACTGAAAATCTCAATATCCATATATTCTTTTGAATTGATATCGATACGCAGTACATCGTTATTGGTGATCGTCTTTAGGAGTTTGAATGTATTTGAAATGTTAATACCAGCGATGATTTCTTCTTGATCACAATGGTACTCCTCAAAATTATCCGCTGCGAGATACATGTCGACTAGAGAAGTTCTCGCTGTATCCAGGGTAACAACATACAGTCCATCTGGTCTAAAGTAAATATTTACATCATTCAAAATATCTTTTAAAACCTCAAATGTTGATTTAAAAGCCGAAGCCTGTATTGTAATCAACTTCATGTCTAATGGTTCCGTGCGTTAGATCTTTAAATCACTATAAGCAACACCCTTGGAAACATCGCGACCTATCTTTTCCTGTAATTCGGGTGTCATTGCGGGTTGGAGAGATTGACCATAATCATCCAGTTTAAACATATCCGATGTGGAAGTATCACCATCTAGTGACGTCATAGAACACCCCATACCCCCAATCCCAGCGTGATCAACATCTTTCTTGGGTAACAGTGATTCAAGCCAATTTTTAATTTCATTTCCTACTAAGATCTTACCATTCTTCGTGAGCATAGTTGGGACACGATTGATTTTATTCTTATAATTTGGTGGAATGCCCTGTGTATTGATATTATGATAATGTACCAATTGCTTCAGCTGAGGAACTTTGTTAATGTATTCAATGACTTCCATGGAGTGTTTGCATCTAGGACTATATATCAGGAGTGACATCTATTATCTATAGGGTATTTTGTAAAAAAAAATTAACGCATTATAGTAAATATGAACTACCTGTTAGCCTTGACTCTTATTGTCCTCGTGTTTTTCCTGATGACTAAACACGAAGGTTTCACGGAAGCTTTCGGTCTCTCAGGCCACACCGTACCAGTTCCTCCTATTGAACTCAATGATCCCAGACCAGACCTTTCTAAATACAAAAAAGTTGAAGCAGCTGTGAATAATGATAGAATAGAAGAGTTTGTTCTCCAAGCCAACCAGGAGATTTCTAAACGCACTGGTCTCTGTACGTATATCATTGAGACTACATCAATCACACAATATAGTGGAGATGATAACGACATATATGAGTGTGTGTTTATGACTATAAAGAAGGATGGTTTCTCATTTGGTTTCTCAATTGTTGCCTCATTCGAGGTTCAGAATGAAAATGTTCGTCTCGTATCACTACGTAGCCAGCCCCTCGGTGTTCAGGCACCAGATGATATCACACCATTCATGGAGAGTTCAACCGGTAAAGAGTTTCTTGATTATAAAATTGTGAAAGAAAGTGCGTACCCAACTAGAAGTGAGTTTGATTCTCTAAAAAATAACTTGAAGACATTATAATGCTAAGCATCAATGATGTAACAAGGATTGATGATAAGAGAAAGCAACTCCGTAAAGAAATCTATATGAAGATTTATGAACAATTTTCTACTAAAATTAAACAAAGTGTAGAACTTGGACACAAGCAAATTTTTTTAACTGTTCCAACCTTTCTACTTGGTTATCCAGTATTCGATCGTTCTCAGGCTGCGAAGTATGTTGCGAGACAATTCTCACTTGGTGGTTTCACTGTACAGCTCGTAAGTGATCACGATATTTATGTATCATGGGTAGTACAGAAGAAGAAGAAGACAGAGCGTGTACACGAAGAAGAGAGCGATTTCCCAAATCTCATGAACTTGAAGAAGATGGCGAATAAGTACAGACGAAATGCGTGAGAGTTAAAGTTTAAATATGTAAAACTATTATAAATCATGTCTGAGCAGCTGAGTATCATGGTAGAAGCAAAAAAGGAGTACTTGGGTCAGTTGTATCTCATCATGTGTCCAGCGATGATTGATATTTTTCAGGACATGCATAATGAATCGATACAACTCTCAAAGGGCCGAAAAGTTCTTATAATGTTCCAGAAACTTCTCAAGGAGGTACCGAACTGGTCTAATGCGATGTCCAAAAATCACAGTGATAATATTACCAGTCGGTGTGCATGGTTCGGTGATTTACTTGCCGCTGTATTCGTCGCATGCACCAAAATTCTTTCTGCGGTTCGTCTCAAGGCGGATAATAAGAAAATTTCTCTAAAACTCCCAACTGACGAGGTATTCATTCAGACATGTTACAACAACATAGCAAAAGATTTGTATAAAGATCCTTATATTTTCACTGAAGAACAAAGTGAATATGTACGTGATGAGAAACTAACTACTCGTTTTTCAGTTTGCATTGAAAATACTGTGAAGGAACTCATTCCTGTACAGCAGATTCTCCAGACCTACATGTCTCAGGAGACGCGTGATATTTCACTCGACAATGAAATCCATGACGGTATCGACCCAGATGTGATAGATGAAAATATGATGGAACCTGAACCCGAACTTGAACCCGAACTCGAACCTGTGTGTGCACCAGAACCCGAACTCGAACCAACTGGTCTCGAGAATGAATTCAAAACTGTACCAGGTGTTCACGCTCCCGAACCATCTCCCGATTTTGGTACAGAGCCCCAGCCTGCGCCTCAAACCGAGGAAGAAGATGACGTTCTATTCGGGGATGCACCAGAACAGCGCACAAAAAAAGTTGGTTATAATTAAATGGAACTCTCCGACTATTTACGTGACCCAGTGTATGCTGCTCTCATCGCAGGTGGTATCACCGCGGGGTATATTCATCTCAAGGCTAATCTCAATAATGAGGGTAAACTCGAACTTAACAAATACACAAAGCCAGCGTTATTGAATGCGATTTTAGTATTCTTTATAGTCTCTGGTGGAATAGGACAGAAAGAGTCTATTTCTACCGATCCTTTCTAAACTTAAAGATTAAACCAATAGATTAAGAAAATGGCATCCGTTACTGCGTTTAACGATATGATGGGTCAATTTCTTGTGGAATTGCACAAGACTTTTCCAGATGAAAAAGGCATAAAAAAAATGATGACTTCGTTTGATGTTTTGAAGTCAAGCAACCCACGTCTCGTCGTGGATGCTTATATGAAAGGTGTAACACCATACGCTGATAAGATTTCATCCAAAGATGAATCATTTCTTCTCGAGGAAATTGAAACGATCGAGTTCTTGAAGGATCTCAATATCAAGTCCTATTGGGAACGAATGTCTGCTAATACGCGGGCGGCGACATGGCAATATCTCCAGACACTCTACATGCTTGGTACTACGATTACTTCGATCCCTGATGACACACTCAAGATGATCGAGGGTATCGCCAAGGATTGTGCCGATAAGATGCAGGCGGATGGTGGTGGTATTGACCAGGACGCACTCATGAAGATGATGGGTGGAATGCTTGGTAACCTCCCCAAAAAATAAACCTCAACTTATACTAAATGAAAGCTTGGTTCGACGATCCTCAGCAGCTCATTAGGTCTGACCAGATTACACAGTTCTGGCCGACAGGTGAACAAACTCCAGTGGATCGTATTAACGCAGCTTCTCGTTTTATTATTTATGCGTCATGTATGATTTATCTCATTCGTCGCGACCCTCGTATATTTGTTTTAGGGGCAACTGTCCTTTCCGTCATTTATATTCTTTATAAGTCGAAAATGATCAATGAGAGTTATGGTTTTAGTGTAGATGGTGAAAAATGTCATATGCCTACCAAGGAAAATCCTATGGCTAATGTTCTCATCACCGACTTTACAGATGCACCCAATCGTCTAGAGGCTTGTTATTATTCAAGTGTAAAGCCATTGGTACAAAGTTTAAATGGAGATCGAGTTCCATTCGACGCTGGTCGTTCCCGCTCCCCATTGCCCAAGTATCAACGAAATGCGGTTGAGCGTCAGTTTGTATCCAATCCAGTCACCGATCTGGCCGGTGACCAGACAGGGTTCGCTGAGTGGTTATACGGACCCAAGAACGGTCCCATGTGTAAGAGTGATACCCAATTCTGTAGCCCGGATGCCCGTGGTGTCCAACTCGAAGCGTTCGCTGGTCTCGGTGGGGATGGAGACGTCAGGGGGCCTAGGGGTGGTGGTCGTGTGCGAGGGGGGGGAGGAACCTATAGTTAGATTATATTCTCATGTAATAATAAATGGCGTATCAACTCCAACCTGGCCTTTCTCGAGTTCAGAACAAGGGTGCCATTCCTCCAGTAAAAGCGACTGATGAAGTTTTTGTATATCCTCAGCCCAGTACTCTCAACTGTGGTGGGTGCCGCCCGAATACCATGTTGTATGGAACTGCCCCATACATGGCTGGTAAGGGTTCTCCAGCCCAGTACATCGATACGAGTGATCAACTTCGCCCCCAATCCACTTCCCGTTTCAACAAGAAAATAGTCCAAACATATGAACGTAATCTCTTTCCCTTGAACAACACAGAGTGTAAGGTACCTCTTCGCACAATGCGATATGAACCCGCGAGTACCCGTGCCGAAGTTCAGAATGGTCTCTTTCAGAAAAGATATATTAATAAAAATGTTAATAAGAAGTAAGAATGGCTGATCCCATCTCGCTCATGGCTGTAGCAGGTCTCGTGTATGCCGGACGAACTTTGAGTACTAAGTCTGCACCACCCAAAGTGGAAAACAAACAGCCAGTACTGAAGGCTCCCGTAGAAATAGAAAATGAAAATTTTGAACCAGCTGTCGGTGTTCCTCGTAAGATGGAAATGGAGAGTTTCGCTGACATTTCCAGGCAGCAGAGAAGTGGTGGTCAAGAGGTCTTAAATATGCGCAACCGTATGTTTGATCATGGTCGCATGAATAACTTGTCCCCCGTCGAGAAGCAACTCGTTGGTCCAGGTCTCGGGGTGAGCGCCGATACCCCGGCAGTTGGTGGATATCAACAGATGTTCAGGGTTAACCCTGTGAATGTTGGTGAGTATAAACTTACGACCCTCCCCGGGCGTTCTGGTCCAGCCGCCGATATCACTGGTGGTCGGTCCTCCACTGTTGGTGAACTTACACACAATAAACCAGAAACAACTGCTCACCTCCCTTCTCGACTACCCACCATGCCTGGTCGTGCTCAGGGCATGTCGGGTGTTGTTCCTCGCAATGAACACGAAAAGACTAAGAGGACAACCAACCGATCGGAAACGGGTCTCCGTACAGATGGACTTGGGTTCAATGGTGCGAAGCGTTTCATTTCTGCGCAGACGGTGTCGCAAGATCCTACGCGTTTCAAGAGTGATCGTAACGACGTGCAGTACAATTACTACAACCAGCCCGCTCCAGGTATCCACAGTCACCATGGTGCGTACACCATTAGTGCCGCTGCTCGGGTGACCGCGAAGACAAATGAGGAACTCATGAAGTATGGTTTCCGCCCAGAAGATCGCCGTGGTAAGCCTAACCGTATGGGTAACGCGGGTCGTATGAACGTTCGTGAGAGTGCTCTCAAGCAGGGTGGTCGTCTTACTACCGTTCGATCTGATACTACACGCGTTGATGGTCGCATTAACGCCGCGAATGGTGGTTGGACACAGCAATACAACCAAAAACCATTCCACCAATTCAATGCGTACAAGGGTCACGAGAACCCCAACACACAATCTCTCGATATCGCGAAGCGTCAGCTCCATAACAACCCCCTGGCGCATTCATTGTCTCATTAAACATTTAGTTCATAGATAAAAACATTCATTAAAATAGTATACACCTATTTTAATGAAGGTGCATAACCTCACTATTGATAGTAGTCAGCGCGATAGTACCCTGTACCCACACGCGAATAATTACGTCATCACATTAGAAAATCCTGTATACCAAGTGGAGGAAATACGACTTATATCTGCCCATATCCCAACGGATTTTACACCTCGACCTAAATCATTGGTTTTAAGATTATCTTCTGGTTCTGATGAATTTGATCAATCTATATACATTGGATCACCAAAAGATAGCTTACAAAAGGGGACACCGCATTACACTGGTCATATCCTTATCACAGATGCAGATGTATTATCATTCAGGGGGTCAGATGACCCGGTCATATATCGATTTCATTCGGGGCCACAGAAGATTATCAATGATCTCAGAATTGAATTTTTATATATAGATGCTACTACTGGTGTTCTCATGTCCTATCCATTCACAGATCAACAACATGTTATGAAATTTGAGATAAACTGTTCGACAGATAAACTTGAGGGACTTCCCAAAATTCCAACCGAAGAAGTTGTAGAAAAACCTATAAGCATTCCCAAAGTTAACGAGAATCTTTATAGATGGAAGATTGAATACACTTACATTGCTGTGATTATATTCATTGGTCTTATATTACTTTTACTTATGAAGCGAAAACCTAAAAGATATCAACCACCGATTAGCGAGTGATAGCAAACACGGGTTGAGCGGGTTTCTTCACATTACCGTTAACACGAGAGATGATCATGAAGACTATGACTGAGATCAAGGTAGTCAATAAAGCAGTCAGTGCGTACTGAGACCCACTGTTCTTGGGAACTTTCACGATTTGGGTGATCATCCACCGGGAGAAATCCATCCATGACATCGCCGCGGCGAAAGAGAAACCACCAACAATGGAGTTGAGAGTTTGAGATTGAAGCTCCTGGGTAACCAGATCGACGGTCTTACGGGCAGTGTTAACCACGGACATTTTATATATTACACTGGGAAAATTATTCAGGTAATAGATCCTGGTGTTCTACGATCTTTTTAAATTTTTTTGTTTTAATTGTTTTTGTTTTGGAAAAGATTTGTTCATCGTCTGATGAATCTTCACTAGAGCTCGTATCCGAATCATAATACTTGAATCCTTTATAAGAGAATGACCAACCATCAGGCTCCCATGTACTCATTACTATTAACAGCATTTTTTAACAACTTTTCTGTCGGGTTTTGAGGCACCCAATTGTCCCATCTATCATAGGCCTCATTCACCTGGATAAAATCGGGGTCAGGACCCGAGTACCTCACAAAGGGTGGACAGTCTTCTGGGTCCACTTCCTCCACTTCCTCATCACTTTCCTCTTCATCGTATACGTCTGGTACGATAGACCCAATTGTCTGACCAACTGTGTTCATCGCACAGTACTTCATCGCATATTCCATGTCTTCTGAAAGAATTATATCTCTTCCACAAGCCTTGCAATACTCAGCTGCGAGTAAGGCACTCTTTTCTATAACGGGCTGGATGATATTAAACATATCGGAAATGTACCGCTCCATCATTTCGTCACCACCGTCACCGAAACCAGATTGCATGTTCATCTTTAATATTATTATGAGTAAAATTGTGCTAAATAAAACGAGATACTACATTAGAATGAATCTTCAGCTGAAGAAATTCAAACCCGAATCAATTGCGGATGATAAGGTAATTGTATTTATCGGTAAGCGTAATACGGGTAAATCAACCCTTGTGAAGGACATCATGTATCACAAGAAACATCTCCCAGCAGGGATTGTTCTTTCAGGAACTGAAGAGGGCAATCATTTCTATTCTGAGTTTATTCCCGACCTGTTCATTTATGGTGACTACGATCGAGATGCGATAGAACGAGTGATGGCGAGACAGCGGAAGTTGGTAGGGAATGGAAATGCAAACTGTGGGGCGTTCATGCTTCTGGATGATTGTATGTACGATTCAAAGTTTCTAAAAGATACGTGTATTCGCCAATGTTTCATGAATGGTCGTCACTGGAAAATCTTCTTCATGCTCACGATGCAGTACGTGATGGACCTCCCACCAGCACTTCGAGCGAATGTTGATTACGTTTTCATCCTCAGGGAAAACATTATTCAGAACAGAGAAAAACTGTACAAGTCCTTTTTTGGTATCTTCCCATCCTTTGATATGTTTTGTAAGGTTATGGACGCATGTACAGAAAACTATGAATGTCTCGTGTTAGATAATACAGTGAAATCTAACAAGATACAAGATTGTGTGTTTTGGTACAAGGCGACCGTGCGAAAGAACTTTAGAGTCGGTGGTCCCGACCTCTGGAAACTCCATAAGAAGATGTACAATCCTAAACACTTCCAGCAGAAAGAAGAGGATGCAAAGAAAGCGACGAAAAAGACGAATCTTAAAATCACAAAGACGCGTTGAGTGTTGAATTGAAAAACATACATCTATATTAGATGGCTTCAGAACACGTGAATACCATGAATTTAGCGGACGATGGTGATGGAATGGTCCCCATTCAAGACAATCCATCCACGTCTTTTACACATGAAAAAAATATACACCAAAGTAAAGAGACGACGATGGATTCTACTCCCATTAATGATATTATGATGGAGCCCCCCATGATGACCGACGAACCCAGGATGCAGGGGGTCATGTCACAAATGACTGCTCCTCAGCCCCAAGCGGCGTACCCCGCTCCCCAACAGGGTGCCTCCCAACCTGAGAAGAAGAACCCTCTCAACCTGACCGACGAACAGCTCACCGCACTCGTCGTCGCAGCCTGTACCGCCGCTGCTATCAGTAAACCTATTCAAGATCGCCTCGCGACCTCTGTTCCCAAGTTCCTTAACGAACAAGGGAGCAGAAGTATGGTTGGTCTTGCTTCGACTGGTGTCGTCGCGGCTATTATCTTTTACTTCGTCAAGGATTACATCGTTAAGCCTTGATTTTCCCAACCCATATTACTGTAAATTGAATTATCGATACCAATACCGTATGTTATGAACGCTCCAGTGGCGAATGCCCCCATGAGCAAGAAACTCGACTTAAGTTTCTTGCTTTTGTCCGAACTAGGTTCCTTGATACCACCCTTTGTATCACTAACGAACATATTGAAGATGTAAGTAACGATGAACGCAATAACTGTCGTAGAGAGGAAAAATACCCGATCCACAGCGAGTCTTGGGATACTACCAACTATCAATCGTAAAAGATTTGGTAAAAGAAGAGTCAACCACACGAGATTGAAGTTGTAATTATTTGAAAATTGAGGTACCATGGTCGCACCGTATATAACAATCCAATAAAACACAGTCAACATTAGTACACTCACAGGTGTTTTCATTTATCTAAGTCTAGATTATTTATCCTGGACATGCTCACCACAAAATGTAGTCCGAATTGGTATTTTTTCGTATATACCTAACTGTACACAAATATCACGAAGTTCTATGTAATTGTTCCAAAAGTCTTCGGAGTGGTCATACTCAGGTACTGTACAGTGTGCTAATTCATGTATGAGAACATGGAAAATTTGGTTGACCGTACCATCGAGACACACAGCAATCTCACCACCTTTATTTGTATTATACCCGACTGCGTTGTTCATATACACGAAACCGGTAATTGGAACACATCGCTTTAACACATGAAACTTTTCGTTGTCTGTCTCACGTAAATGTTCTCTGAGGATACGATATTTTTCTTTGACTTCCACCAACCTTTGTGGTTCTTTGGTGGTATAAAATATAAAGATGTTTATGAGTATCAGGAGTAATAGTATCATCTGTTATAGGCAAAGATAAATTTACTATACAACTCTGAAATTGGATTTCCTGTAAGATTTTCCCACTTTTCCATTTTAAAACCATATTCTTCTAGTTGTGTTATTAGGTGATCCTTGTATGCGACGGGTTCAGGTTTAGGTCCGTTTGCGTAATAGGGTGTATCTGATAGATGTACCCACAATTTTTCACCAAACCCCCCATTTCCATGGTCCTTCATTTTGAAAAAGTTACCCATATTATCAACTAAAGGTGTATTGAAAATAATCTTCTCGGAATCTGGGATGATACCGATGAGTCGTCCACCCGATTTCATGCGTTTCTTGATTTCCCGGAGAGAACTCATAAAAAGACCCTTTGTTGCAAAAATATAATGCAAAGAAAAGTTGAAACAAATGATATCATACGTTCTCATTGGACACTTATGAATATCTCCCTCGTAAAAATTTACTCGCATGTTCATAGTCTTCGCACGTGAACGAGCCTCTTCCAGTGCTGATGGTTCGGGGTCACACATGTTTATATTGACCCCACACTTGTTCCATTTTTGAAGATCACCACCGAAGCCACAACCAACATCGAGGATGTGTTGCCCCTCTCGCGCAACAGACTTGATAAGTAGTCTCTTGGCTTCATTGTGATTTTTGCGAATCTCTTCCATATTGAATCATGATTTCGTCTTTTTAATGTACTTACTTAGGTTTAAAGATTCATCACGTAAAACCTATAATGGAATATATCATCGGAGATTGTTTGGAAAAACTATCTCTCGTGAAAGATGGTTCAATTGCGATGATTTATCTTGATCCACCGTTTGATAGTGGTCGTGACTATAAAATGTCTCACGAAAACTCTACCGGCTTCTCGGATACATGGAAAGGTAATGACTATAAAGACTTTATTGAAAAAGTGATAGATCAATGTATCCCAAAACTGAAGAAGGATGGATCTCTTTTTTTTCATATCTCAGCTGAAAAAATGTTCACACCGGAACAAATTCTGAGAGAAAAGTTTAAATATGTTCAACCAATTTTCTGGAAAAAGTGTCGTTCTAAAAATAATGTGAAACATAAACTTGGAGCGACGATTGATATCATATTTAGATGTAACGTATTGAAAACCCCAAAGTTCAATCTCACGTATCAATCTAGGGATGAAATGTACGTGAAAAAATCATTTACTAATCGTGATGAGAGAGGTAATTACGCCCTAGGTCATGTCGTCACAGAAAATACGAAGAAGGGGTACATGTATACATTTCAGTTTGGTGATCGGGTGTACACCCCACCCTCCGGATGGAGAATTAAACAGGAAGAACTCGAGCGTCTCAGAGATGATAATCGACTACATATACCCAAAACGAAGAATTCTAAATTGTATAAGAAAATATATCTTCATGAGAGTGAGGGAAAACCATGTACCGACTTGTGGGATGATATTCACTCAATCAGTCAAGGTTCTGAATTACGAACCTACCCCACAGCCAAGCCAATTAAACTCCTCGAACGAATCATAAAAATTTCTACAGATGAAGGAGATGTGGTACTCGATCCTATGTGTGGTTCAGGGACAACGGGTAAAGCCGCCAAAAATTTAAAACGATCTTGTATTCTTATTGATAAAAATGATAACACAGCTATAATTAGTACGCGCATACAATAGAGTTCTTGAGCTTAGCCAAGAGCTTTCGGGGTTGATCCTGTTGGATTTTTACACATATAGAAGAACCTCGACCAAGTAGGGCGCGGACGCCGTTGTTCAAACATACACGCATGCGAAGATTGGGTGTCCCCTCAATCTTCCCACTAGCGCGCCCATTTCGAACCACACATTTCCCAGGGTTCTTCCACAATTCGGTGAGCTCATCGCGATGAAACAGAATCATTTCTCTCGTCCTCTTGAAGTTCAATACAATCCAGTGGGATTCATGTCCGTCAAGGACGCGGTTTAGTATCGAACTGGTATCAATGGTCTTGGAAATTGTATGGAAGAGTTGTTTATACATATCCCGAACACTCGCTGTTTCATCTGGATACCTTTTGTAATATTCAACAATCGACTTATGAATCTCGTTGAAATCTTCATCTGTAAAAGACATATTTTTCCAATCAAATGAACCACTCTCGGATTCCTTATTCTTCATGGAAACCTTGACACCAGTCTCTACACAAATTGCATCAGGGTTTTGTTTTGTCCCCCCCGCATGTTTCAAATGGCCCAATTTTTCACGAATCGGTGCGAGCTTTGGGTTGTTGTTGACCATATATATCGTACTGATCTCATTGGCGATGCCGTCATGATGGTTTCTACCATCGGTGGGGAACATATTTACTACTGTTTTTTTAATATTCAATCTACCACTTAGGGCTTAAAGTTTAGAAACTAACTATAACTATAATGTCCTTAGAAACTGACTACACCACCGTTCCCGGACAAGTCTTTGCGTGTCTCTCCATCATCGGCCCAGAGGCGCCCCAAAAGAATGATAAGTTTGGTATCAAGATTCGTGGTGCATTCACAACTCGCGATGAAGCAGCTAATCACGCCAAGCGTCTTCAAAAGGAGGATCCCACATTTGATATTTACGTCGTAGACATGTACAAGTGGCTTCTCATCCCTCCCGATCCCACGAAGATTGAAGATGTACACTACACCAACGAGAAATTGGAGGAAATCATGTCCGGTTACAAGGAGAACCAGGCCCAAGCTGCGCGTATGTTCCAAGAACGTAAGCAAGGGATGGCGGAAACTAAGACTCATCACGTACCCGGTGATGAGAACTCAATGTTCTATACGAAGCCTGACGAAGCCCCACTTCCCCACCCCGCGGAGGTTCTCGAGCGTCTCAAGAAGGAGAAGCCTGATACTCCAATGGAAGAACTCGTAAAGGAAGCAGATGCCATTGTTGCTACCGAATTAGAAGAGCGTAAGAAGCAGCGAGAGGCCGACAATAAACTTGAAGATGTGAAAGAGGAGGCTTAATTTTATAAAAATATCCATATACAATAAACATAATGATCAAGATACTTGTTACAATTATTTTGGTCAGTGCTTTCTTTATTTTGTTTTTTAACCCATCATTTGATTTAAAAAACAAAAAGGAACCCGAAGTCAGTACAACTGCTGGCTTCATCGAAGATACATTTAGGGGTCCATTCGTGGATCATTTTATACCCCCGAAATATGGGGATATAGGAACATTCTCTGCATACTCAACTATACCTGATGATCACTGGTTACATGGATTTCCACATGAGAGTGGTAAAATAGAAATCCCCGATGAAACGAAGGATGAAAAATTAAAGAGACGTTTAGATGAGATTAAGAATACCTGAGAATAACCGGCTGCATAGTTTTCCCCATAAAAAAGCCTAAAAGGAATACAGCAAACGCGATAATCCAGGTGGATTTATCAATTTTGGAAAATATATCATTTTCTTGTGACTGTACTGGCGGTGGAGGTGGATAATCCATGTAATAAGGCATCGGTGAACCCATTTCCTGCTCCGGTTCCTGTTGATCGGGAACCTGATTATCTTCTCGAATCATGGGATCCATAGTTGGGTTATATTCAATGGGGTTACCGATATCAGTTTCCATTTTCTAATATAGAATTTGTTTTTTTAAGCATCTTCTTCCTCACTTTCACTCTCGTCATCGACGATAAAATCCTCGAGATTTCCATTATCGTCCGCGTCGTCATCATCCTCTTCCTCACTTTCATCTGAGTAACACTCATCTTCCGTATCCAGGTCAGAGTCAAAATCTGTATCGTGTTCTTCGTCCCGATAATCATCATCAACCTTGTCCTCTGTAGGTACAAACGCCTCAGGTTTCTTTACCTTTCTTCCTGAACGAGTGATCATTTACAGTTTAAAGAATTTTACTGTTTAAGTACCTTTATAATCTTTGTATCTAGACAATGTGTTCTCGCTGTACTCTTTTTACATTTAGGACACTTTTGTACAATTTTAGTGCCGTCTACGATATATGTCATTACACATGATTCGTGTAGTCCACCGATCGTTTCACAATATGTTGATGTCGTGAGCGCCATGTGCTTATTTTTAATTTTCACGACGGATACAACCTTGAGATCGTCTGGTGCACTCATATTTTTCCGAATGAATGTTTCGAGAAGGGGTTTGACGTCATTCTGATTCACTTGGGGTTTCTCGACACGTTTCTTAATCTCTGGACAATTCTTGATATCGATGTACAACTTATCAATTGTATGCTTTGGAAGAATGTGTCTCCTCCCACAAAAATTTTTACAGAAACCATCGTGACGCCCCCTGAGGGTCTCACATTCACAAAAGCATTTCTGTATGATTTCTTTACCGCTTATGATAAACCATACATGATTGGATCCATGACCTCGTTTGATATTTTCACAATACTTGGAGTTTGTGGAGACGAGAAAACAATTTTTATGTTTGAAAATCTTCGTCACTGAGGCATTCTGTTGTCCTTCCAAATTCTTCTGAACGAATGTCTCGATTTCATATTTAATCTGCTCATCATTAAGTTCATCCTTCTTCTGGGCTACTGTGAAACTACCTTCCCTAAGTTTTGAAGATGGTGATTCAACGATAGTATTTTGGGGAACATCTGTTCGTACTACAATCATACGTAAATTTTCGACAGAAGCTTCTTGTTCTATACGTATGATAGAACTTAGTGGACCATATACATATTTAAATACTGGGAGATAGGCAAGTTGGTCTATCTTACCACCCACACATTCAGTACATCCTTGGCCATTACATGCATCATGTTTTGCCTTTTTATATGACCACGGCATACGGAAACCACTTCCCATTGTTTTTCTAGATACAGAACCATACACAGCGGCATCTACGACTTCATTCCAATTGACACCACCCTTTGATCTAGTGAGGGTTATGATAATATGTTCCCGAAGTGCGACCGCCGAAGCCTGATCCACTACGAGACCATACCAATTTAAATGAACACCGGTTTTGATTTGGTCTCCATATGGTTTCGGTGGGGCTAGTGATATAATACAGTCGCGACCACCGTGACGTTTCACTTTATCACAAATAATTTTACAAATATCCTTGATCTCATCAAGGTTCAACGCTTCATTACCCTTATAATCGATATCTACGAAAAAGTTATAGGTTTCCGTCTTCTGTTCCACGACATAGAGTTTCTCTCCACACTTGACGGCTTCTACGTACTTTTCGTAAAATTTGTCCAATTTATCAAATGGTACGGAGAGTTTTCCACCGTCCAATAGCACATGTGATAGATTGGATGCATTATTAATTTTTTGTGAAGCACACCAACTCTTAAACATAATATATTAAGGTGTTTCTTCTCTAAACCTTCGCATACATGAAACATCTTGAAATTCTTGAGTTTGTGAGAGATGCTTCTTTATAGTGAGAAGCTCATAAACTGTTTTGTCTTCATTTTCTTTGAACCACATCTGGATCTCTTCCGCACAGAGACCCCTATTCTTATCTAGGAGTTCACCAAGTTGTCTTAAGATGTAAGCTTTCGACTTCATTATTTAATAGAGAAGGTTTTTCTATTGAGAGAACTTATACACGCGTAAAATTGAGGATTTCTGATGACATTATCTATGATGAGTTTCCATCGTTTACGACCATTAAACTCCTCGAGTGTATCGTAGCTCATATAATCATTCTCATCGTATGTTTTTCGTATGGGTTGGTTTAAACTTTTTTTAACACTTGTTCTGTACTTTTCTTCATAAAATTTCTTTATTTGTGATTGTTGTTCAGATTTTGTATAATTTACAAAGAATATAAAGACGTTATATTCAAGATCCACTGTTGGACTTTCCTTGACTGTGAACTTGAATTCTGTATATTCACCATTTTTAAGTGAGACAACACCTCTTGTCTCTTCTTCGAGTTCTCGTAAGGCACAGCGAAGGGGGTTGGGGATTTCTCGACGTCTACACCCACCTGTGACGAAAATCCAATCCTTAAATCTCCAATCTCTTACAGTCAGAAACTTTGGTTTCCCATCTGCAAAAGTTATCGGTACTGCTATCGCTTTGTACTTTTTCATTGCGCATTCGCAAGTTACAATAAGATGATATGTTTATTACTCTGATTTTTCATTCACGGGCTCGGGCTTAGACTCGGGTTCAGGTTTGGGTTCAGGCTCTGGGGCACTGAGTTTCTTCACGACCTGTGTGGAAAAGGTTTTAAAAGAATTCATTTCTTCCCTCGTCTTGTTCATCTCCTTAAATAAGTAGATAACACCTAGTGCACAAACGATAGTTGCGATGGTTAACAGGGTTTCACGGTTAATTGGGATCATTATACAATTGTATACATTTTCTTTTTTAAGTAATTACACCCATCTTAGTTTTCCCCTGGGAAGGGCAATCATAGGGTGTCTGAGCAAATTGAACGGCTTCGTAATGCGCGTGTTCACACGATTTATCTGTTGAAGGTGTGGGCTGACCAACAAACTTTTCGAGTGTCCTAGATTTAGGATCGTACGTCAATACAAAAACGATGGCGAGGAGGAAAACAATCTTCCAAAACATAGTTACTAATTAGTTAGAATATAATAGACCACCCATACCATTTTCGATCCGGAGGACATTGTAGTTCACAGCGTAGATATCCTTTTTACAGATGTCTTTGTCGTTAATAATACGAGCCGAATCCAGACGAGAGAAGTTGAGGGAACCAGTGGGCTGGAGTTTGGAGACATCCAGACAGAAGGGGTAGAAGAATAGTTTCTTAGCGGTGGTAGCGTCACCATTGGAAGAATGGTAATACAGTGGTACGGTGGTAAAGTGGGGATCGGCAAATTTGAAGTCGGCGACATCGGTACCGTTGATCTGAAGCTTGAGCTTATTTCTATCCGCGAGGATGTCGAGAACAGATGAGTCCGCTGAGGCGATATACTTCACGGGGTGGTTGAAGTTCATCTCTTGTATCTTGGACTGGGATGCAATCGCCTTCTGGACCTGGGTCATGATCATGTTTTGGGGGGACCCCGCGAACATCTCACGCTCCTGGGTGTCCAGGTAGGCGTAGTTCGTGTAGACATCCCACTTACGGCTAGCATCCGCGGCTTCAGCACCCCATGTGATACGGAGCTCGACATCATGGTACTGGAGCGAGATGAGAGGGAGGGCCGACTGCCAGTTCTCACAGAAAGAGAAACGGAGTGGGTAAAACCGGGTGTTACCGAGAGCACCAGCGATAGACTTCGAATAAGAGCTAGCCGATAGGGAGGGGGCGATGAGAGTAGAGAAAAGAGAATCTTGTTCATCGATCACCTGACCCCCGATTAGGAGTTCAACCTTTGAAATCACGTTTCTCCAGTCGGATACAGGGAGGGTCTTGGTCCCATCATTGGCGACGAGGTAGACATAGCCGAGCATATCACCCTTGCGCTCGAAGCGGATGGTGGACATACCGTTGTTCGAGACGTTGCCCTGGATGACCTGACGCTCGACAGTTTGGGAAAAGTTTGTGTGACGCTTGTAGGTCGACCTGAAAAAGCTTACTTCGGGCTGACCGACAAGGTGCACATCCTGGGCACCGACCGCGACGAGTTGGGCAATACCACCAGACATTTTATAATATAGTGAGACTTTATTTTTAAGCTCGGGGCGAAAGTCTGAAAGACTTCCCCCGCTTAGATACGAGTGGCTTCGCCACTCGGGAGGGCGACTTACAAAGTGGGAGGCACTTTGGAGGAAATTTGTTTACGGAGTTGGTGCGACGGGCCAAACAGGATTCACTGGATCTTCGGTCGCTGTGGGGAGATCCCTAAGGGCTTGGCGGTACTCAAACCACTCCTGTTTCTTTTCGGGGGTGGCGTGGGGGAAATCGGATGTAAAGAGATAATCTGTCTGGGCGAGGCGCCTGTTGCGTTCTTGGCGGAGTTCCTTTAGGGGCTGAGCATCGATCAATTCTTTGAGTTTGGCTTCGACCCGTTCTTTTGTATGTCTAGGTATCGTATCATCATCTCCCCACGCAATGCCTTCGTATACATTACCACGTACAGTCCATTGTCTAGATGGCTCCAAAGCTTGTAATGCGTTGATGAGCGTTGGACCTTGATCGAACATTTAAAAGTACTTTATATTTTTATTCACCACCAATTTCCATTAATATACAATTAGCTGGTTGGTTATTACCGTTACCTATAAACATATTTCCAGCACTAGGTGCAGTATAAAACATCGCGCGTAATTCATACTCACATTCTTGTGTTGTATTAGGTGAATTATCTACGAATGTACACCGAGTGTATAGATGCAGAACCCCTGACTGAGTATCGTAATGATGTAGGTCGTGTGCGCCACCACCTCTTCCATACACTCTGGTATAGGTGCTTCCTATCTTTCTCCATACTTGTAATCTAGTACCGGTAGTATTCGTAACGCCTCCGAGATGTACTAACACATGGAAATCTCCATATATTCTACTATTTGTGCTACGGGGTGTTATTGCTGCTTTTAACCCCGTCGCCTGGGCGATGGGAATATCACCACTGTTCGCCGCCGCGGTGGTAGTAAAATTTAAGCCCGAGTACCCCGTGGAGGCGGTGGCGTCATTATTTGTCCTGACCTGAATAATTGTTCCAGGTACATACATACTCGATGCTTTAAATAACCCATTCACATCTAAAGCAGCACCCGGATTCGCCGTCCCGATGCCGAGTCTGGCAGTGGATTCTGGTAGAATAAGGCTACCGGTCGTGGCAGTAACTTGACCCGTTTGAACAAAATCGGTCACATTCATCACCTGTGAGATATCAACCGAAGTTCCGTATGCGTCAGCCCCAGCGGAATTTTTGAGGGCATACGTGGAGCCGTCGACAACAAATATATTTTTATTTTCAACTACCGTCGATGCATCCGTTAATATAGAATATTTGTACCCACCACGCATATAGATTACGAATCCATTTTGAAAACTAGAAGTCCCTTTCCATAGACCCTGGAATCTAAATTCATTCGCGGCGTACCTGGTAGAATGTACTTTACACATCGGTCTGTGGTCGCTATAACCACCCCCTCTTGCATATCCAATTAGAGTTTCTTCGTTGTAGGGGTTGCTACCAGTGAGGCTATCCCCAAAGACCTTGAAATTGATAGGCCACAACTTACCAACGTCAGATGGTGATGAAGAAGCTAAATATGTTGGATAGAAACGATCAGTCGTGGTACCTGACGTTAGGTCAATTTCCCAGCGCTTCTGTGGGTACAATACCTGGTTTCCTTGGGTTATTCCACCCGAAATCGCAACATCTCCCACAACATCTAGGGCTGACCCTGGGTTGGTCTTCCCGATGCCGACTTTATTCCCCACTGAGTCCACGAAGAGGGTGTTCGTATCCACCGCCAAGTTTGAGGAAATGGCAACATCTCCGTTCGTGTTTACAACGAAGTTATACGAACCAAGCACACCCTC